TTCCTGTATCGAAAGGAGATTGCGTTATTAAGGTTATCGTATTATCAAAATGATTAACCGTATTATTCATTGTGTCAAAAGTAACGCTGATTTTATTCGTACCATCGAAATATTTTTTTCTCAAGTTGAACACATTAATTCTTTCCGCAAAAGGTAAATCGACCGAATAATTGAAAAACTTGTTTTGACTGCTCGGATAGACCAATTCCGAAGATTTCATCGTTTTGTATATGGTGTTATTGTCAAGACCGTCCAATCTCGTTCCCATAACTTGTGAAAATGCAATCGTCGCACTTTCAATATCCTCAACATCATATGTAGAAATAATTGTTTTTTCTTTTACGTTGTCAAAATATTGACTAGTGTCATTAAAAGTTGTTAATATACTGCTATTAAATGCCCCAACTCCTGAGTTATTATCGCTTCCAGAGCAATCACAGGTTTGACAGGTGGGGTAGGTAATATTTGTTAATTTTATCGATGGAAAGGGTCTCTGTTTTACTAATCTCATTATAGTCTCAAAACTAAATAGGAAAGTAAACCATTTTCCTGACTGTACTAAATCTTCAGTGGCCTGTACTGATGTACTGGTAGCATCTTCACAGATATCAACACATATTGGCGTAACCGCACCGAAAGTTATAACATCAAGGGCCAAACATCCAGCACACGCAGAAGATTTGATTCCTGCACTTATAAATCCTCTAATTGATTTAACAAGATACCACGTTGCCTGAAAAGCAAGAAATGCCGAAATTAAAATTCTCAATGGTACTAATATGGCATTCCAAATGAAAGCAACAAAATGCAATACTATTATTATTGGAATTCCTATTAATTGTATTATCTGTAATAAAATTGAAACAATAAAAAATAAAGAATCGAAATTTCTTACTCCATCATTGACAGGAAATTTATTTGTTGTCGAAGAACAATTGTCATCATCAATTTCTTTTATTCCAATAAATCTTCCTCTATTAGCCCCATTTTTATATTGGTCAATCAATCCTGAAACTGTATAAACTCGATTAAACCCAAAAGAATAAAACGTATCCTCACAGTTAACGATTTCATCAATTTTAGTATTTTTATCTATTGTAGTTGTCAATCCATCAGTATACCCACTCCAATCTAATCCAAAATAATATGAACTAGCCAATTGTCTTCCTTGTATTGAAGTTGTCGATAGATAATTTGGGTCGGAACCTGAAGTCCATCCAAACTCTCTTATATTAGGAACGAGAAAATAACCTCTCCTTGTTTGTTGTGTAAGGTCTTTCGGTTGTTGCCACTTTATTTTAAATCTATAATTACCTTTTGATGGTATTCCAACACTAGAGTCGGATGAAATAACTCTCTCCCCGAATTCGTTAGTTACTATATAGTCCAAATTCATTGGTATCTCGACCATCCACGTTCCGTCTTCATCTATTACATTCCCAGATTGTTCCAACTCATATTGTTCCAATATTGGATTCCCATCACTATCTTGATTAATTGTAGTTCTTATTGCCAAAATCTGCCCCGGTCCCGCAACTAAATTACAAAGGTTACCCATATCATCTCTCGGTTTACAGTTTTTCCTAAGCCTTAATTTTTCTGTGGTTGAAAACATTGACCCCATAAAAACCGCCGTGGGTTGTATGTCAACATTAGCTTCGTCTCTCAAATCAAAATCTACTCTATTGATTGCTATTTGGCATATTTCAGGTTCCCCCCATAAAGGAGATATTTCAACAGTCTTTGTAATATTAATAATTTGTGGTAGCGATTCTAAATCTTCTGAACTCTTAAACTGATTACCTGCAACTTGTGATTCTGTTGCTAATCCCATTCTTATCAAATCTTGAGGAGTCAAAGAAAACTCACCAATGTCTGAAAGGTCAACGTCCATTACAAGAGTTTGGAAACCTAACGGCACTCCCATTATCATATAGTCACCACTGTCGTTCGTTCTGACAGTGAACTTATAATATTTGTCAACCAACTCTATGACCGTAGAATCAGTTAGAGCATCTAATCTTGTTGGGAATGTTCCTGTTGCTGCGTGCTTGGTATATGATTTTTCGTAAGGAAGTAGATTGTACCTATACCCATCATCGTTTTTATCCGTTGGTACAGTGTATGGGTAAACACTTGTAATGAGAGGATTATTCAAGTCTTCATCCTGTATTGGAATGAAAACTGATATTTTTGCATTCGGGATTCCAAAACCGTTATTAGCTGTAACTCTACCAACTACCACACCATAATCAGCACACGAACGTGTATAGATATCTGCTTGTAAAATTTTCAAAGATAAAATCTCTAAAAATTCATATTCTTGGTCGAGTGGTACGTTTATTGTTTGATTTATTCCAAGCTTACTTCTAATTCTCAGGCTTTGACCCATGTAGTCTTTAATCTATAAATAGTTTAGGGCAAATTTTTACCCACATCAAAAATTAGGACTTTATTGAAATAAATAAACGGATTAAGATAATGTAGTTGTTTGATAGTTCTTCACACTAACTTTGATATCTTTTGTTGGAAATCTTACTTGATAAACTTGATTTGGTTCTGCAAAAAGTGTGTCATCTACAGGTTGGATTTTTCTTGTTTCTTCATCAGCATAAAACATAGATGTTTGTGATGATGAATATTGTCCTCCGACTAAATTAAAAAAGTCGATTGATGTTACATTTAAAACACCTGTTTGATTTTGAATAATACTTTTTAACTCAGAAATATTGACGTTTTGACCAAGTTCTCTGAATTGTGGATTGAAATAATTCGAGATTCTACTTATAACGTCTGTTATTATTTGTCCCGAATTTTGTGCGGAGGTCAGTACAACAGAAACTTCAACACCCAAGTCAATTACTTCTGCCGTCAATACTGAAATATAATCATTCAACATTCTATAGTTTGATAAGTATGTTGCAATATTTTGTCTTAGTGTATTTGACACGACGCTAGTTAGTTTACCCTGTGTATCGTATGATAATATTTGTACTTTGATTTTATTATCGTTCTCAGTAATAGCAACTTTTGCAGGTGCACCAAATTCTGAAGGCATGTTTCTAATTATTGCCTCATAGTCATTGATAGTCACCGCTCTTTTCTGTGCCGAGAAATTGAATGAAACAAAGTTTCTAACTTCTTCTATATTAGGTTGGTTTGCACCTCCTATCGCGGCAGTAACATTATTACATCTTAGAGAATTTACCACAGATTGATTTGTTACTTCTGAAGGACCATTAACAAAAAATGAAACGGTTCCGACTTGATTAATAACGTTTGTGCCTAAATTTGTAGCTAATCCACCTCCAACCCTATATTGAACGAACAAAGTGGAGTTAGGTACCAAAGCCGAACCCAAAGAAAAATTATTTAAATAATTCTGAATATTCAAAGGTCCTCCCAAGTTGGTGAACAAATTAAGTTGTTCTTGTGCGGAAGTTGTTCCTCCACCAAAAGTCATTTTTTTGAACCCTTCTGGTGTATATTCGGAAATAAATCTATTACTAGTTTGAATGTACCTTCCAACTTTTATACCAGGTTGGTCGGCAACTTTCGTTGGGTCTTCTATAAAAATTCTATCTTCAGCTAATGCGTCTACTTCAAACCATCTGTTGGCCAGTCCAACAAATTCTGATGCAGGAGGTATATTTGTATAATCCGTACCATTCTTCAAAAGAACACTTGTTATACCCAAAACATTTTTTTCAGGTAAGAACAATTCAAAAAATGGTCTTACGTCATTTGGTGAAATTACTCTTTTGAATACTTTCGTGATACCATTGACAACCAATTCTCTTTTTGTAATTGTATAATTTAATAATACACCGTTAGAATTAAAGTTTGGTATTTTAAGTCTATTAGGAAACCCTTGTGAATTATAAGGTGATGTAAAATCGATATCATAAATGTTTTCGAAAACTATTCCCGCCCCACTAACTTGTGAACCTCTTATCAAAGTACCAAGATATCTTTCATCTTCTTTATCACCGAATGCTGGAACTGTAATTGAAAAATCAACCAAAGAAACGGAAGGCCTCTGTCCAGGAATTTTTAAACCATAAGTTCTGGCTATATTGTATATCGAGGACCTTTGTTGTGCATATTGTAATACTGTCTCTTGTATACTTCTATCAATATGATAATGTAAATTATCGGCTACGGCAGCATTTAAATCCAAAAATACAGAAAAGACTGATGCATCATTAAAATCTTGAATAAGTTCAGGATAATAAGTTTTTACATAATTGAGTAGTTCTGCTCTAATTCCTTGATAGTCTCTGACTGTATATGATATTTTATTGTTAGCCATATTGTATTAAATATTAATAATAACAAAATCACTTTGCGAAAAGGTTAGATTATTGATAGAATAATCAATTCTAACTTTTGCAGTGTATTCGTATGTGTTTTTACCGGGTACTCTATAAATGTCGTAGGTTCTAACATTCCCTATAGTTCCTGTAGTGGTTCCGTCGAACTCGTCTTCGGGTGTTATTGGTTCGATTGATATATTATTTACAATCAGATTGGGCATATACCTATTTATAGAATCCCTTATGTCTGATTCTATCGCGTTGAATGTTAATCCGTCGAATGGTTCGAATATATAATCGTAAAGCTTTGTTCCAAAGTCAGGCAAAAAATATCTCGTACCTTTCCTTGTTAATAACAAATGTATTAAATCGGACCTTATTTCTTGTTGTTCGAATTCTGTAAGTGCTAAGTAGTCACCCTTTCTCGAATCTTGGAACGGAAAAAATAAACCATATGTTGTACCGTCTGCCATATTAAATAAATATACGCAGACTATTTTTCAACTAAAGTGGTATTTCCTTTGACTCCTTTTGGTTCATACGGACAATGTCGACATCCATTTACTGACCCGCAACAATAACCTCTATCTTTATGATAGTCTTCAGTGAAGACAATACTTCTACCCTCAATGTAATAATAGGAAGGGAGAAGTTTATTCTTCTCCCTTTCCTTCTTTTCTGTATTTTCCATAGGTCATACTAGTGTTACTTCACATGCACCACCGGCACATGCTACTTCTCCGCTCAAATCTGTATCATCATCCATTTCAACAATGTTAGACAAATCAACTTCATGTAATGTTTCCATCAATTCATCATATCTTTCTTTGGTACAATCTTCAAATGGTGCTTGAATATAAGTACCTCCGTCATATGGTAAAACCGATAATCCATTATAGTGGTCTCTATTTTCCCACATCCACTCACCAACTGCCGGCCACTCGTGTTCTCTTATAGAAACAGTAGCAGATACGTTATGAGAATTATTTCCTGTTCTGTGACCTGGCTTAATCCATTCCATATGAACTTTTTTAACTCTCTCAAGAAGTTGAATTGGTGATTCATTTCTCAAAATAGACCCTTCTGGCGATTTTTGTGGGATACCAATAACCGCTGTGTCATGTGGTCTGAAATACTCGTCTTCGACAAGTTCAGGATGGTTTTCTTTCAAGTAACTATATATCGCTTCGTTTTTACCAACCCTTACTCTTCTAACATAATATTCATTATGCCAAGCGTGAATTCCTGATGATGTACCGAGAGTTAATGATGTTGTTCCCGCAGGTTTAACTGTAGTTGCTCTTGCTGCAGGATTGATATTCAATAAGTCAGCAACTCTTTTGTTTTCTTCTTTAACAACTTTTGCAGCCGATTTCATATCCAATTTCAAAACAGCCCCTGAACCGATACCTGTCATGGAAATTCCAATCAATGCATCTTTTTCAGTTGTTCTTTGCCATATTGGTCTAAGATAATGGAAGTTAGTATATCCTGCCTGTAGAGTTCCTAAGAACGATGCCGCCCTAACTCTATCTTCGTAATCTTCTTGAGATACTACATTTGATACATTAACCTCTGTAAGGTTACAGAATTGGAAAGGTCTTAGTGCGATTTCACAACAAGGGTTAGTTCCCCAATCTTTATCATTAGTTAAGTAAATGCCGGGTTCACCAGCTCCGCTAGCTTCAATTCTCTTCCAAAGGTCCATGAAGTAGTCTTTTGTAATTTTGTGTCGGAGCAACACAGCTGAGTTATTAGACCTGCCCCTCTGTGGGTTTGTTTCCCACCAAGCACCTGACTTGCAACCAATCATTTCATCATCTGTTGCTGAGAACAACGAGATAAGTGCCGCTCTTCTAATACCACCAGCCAATACTGCATCTGCAATATGACATACCATATCATGAACTTCAATTGGTTTCAACTTCTCACCATTTTCTTTTGAATCAAGAATACCTTCAAGTTTAATAAGACACTCTTTAAGTGGTTGAGGACCAGGCGCCTTTCCACCTGATGTTACCAATCTTGCACCTTTAGCTCTAATATCACTAAAATCAAATTCAATATGTGAACCACCAAAGAAATATGATTTAACAATAGCCTTAACAGCATCCGCCCATCCTTCGATAGAATCCGCAACCAACCATCTTCTTGACCTTTCTTTGTTTGGTTTTTGAATTTCAGGTAGTGCATCAACGTGATGTTTTTGAACCGAATACCCAACACCTGTTCCACCCAACAACAAGAACATGATTTCAGAGAACACTCTCCAATCATCAATCGGTGCAAATGCACAATTGTAAATCCTGTTTGGCGAAATCTCAATGGGTTTTCCTGCAAATTGCATTGACCTCATTGATGGAAGAACTTGTTTTTTGAAAACATACATGTAGTTCTCTCTAATCTCTTTTTCAAGTTGTGGATAATGTTTGATATGCATCTCCATGTTTCTTGTGACCAACTCTTGCCACGTCTCTCTTCTCTTTAGTTCAGGGATATACTTTGCGTATTTCATATACACAGTAATATCCGACAAAATTCTGTTCGAAATTTCCATTTGTTTTTTTTTATACTGTTGTTTTTTTATTAAAAAATCGACGATTTTAGATATAAATATAAGGTCGCATGATATGCGACCCATATTTTTCATTAAAAATAATAAAATTTTTTCACAAAAAGTAGATATTTAGTTTGTTTGTTTTTTTGACTCTTCTTTTTGTTTTCTCTTTTCCAAGAGTTCTCTTACCCTATCTCTATTCTTTTCTTCTTTCTGTTCTTCGAACCCTAAGAAAGTTACAGAACTTTCTGTATCTATTTCTAAAAGTTCGTTGTTAAACTTGCAATTCTCGAACACAACCCCGTCTTTTCCTAACCTTGACTTGGTAATTGCGATTGTTGCCAAATTCATTTCTTTTTGTTGTAAGGTTTTTGCCACTGTAATAATTACGTGTCCTACCTGAGCCTTTTTAATAGACCCACCCATTTGGTCTGTAGTAACAACTTCAGACGAAATAGAACTTCTATTCCCTTGAGTTGCTGTCCATCCTGCAATACTTAATTCGTGACACATCGCCTCAAAACCTCTCATAACTGAACCTTCAGCTTTCCACTCATCTTTCGATGATTGTTCGGGTAAGACACAATCGATATAATCTAATAAAATCATATCTATCTTAATACCGTCCGCAATCATCTTTCTAACTTGATTTTTAATTTGATTCATGGTCATTGTATCTGAAGCTAATTTTTTTAGAATCAGCCTGTTCTTCATTGATTCTTGAATCTCGTTAACTTTACTTATAACTTCTTCTTTATGTTCTGCAAGTTTGTCGGGTTCGATTCCTGTCCATATTGTAAAGTGTTTCCTTTGAACAATCTTCGGATTGTCTTCAAAAAATATCTGAAGAACATTGTATCCCATGTTGAATGCGGTATTTGCTATCTTAGTTAAGATTGTAGTTTTACCAACACCTGTCGGTGCTAAAATTACACCAATCTCACCTTTAGCCAACCCTCCCTTTAGGAGGTTATCAATTCCATGAATTCCCATTGGTATCGGGTGTCTATAATCCTCATCTAAAACAGTATCAAGATTTTGGAACACGTCCTCTGTACCAGTTTCAATTTGACCGACTTGTAAGGCCTCTCTAATCAATCCTTCAACTTTATCATAAGATTCAAAGTCTCCCTCATTGATAATTTTCTGAGCCTTCTCCATTGCCTTCTGTAGTTCTTGTTGCTTACAAAAC